CCGCGTTGTATGTTGCAGGAATGCCAGCGCTAATGCTGATTGTTGTTCCTGCGATTGTTTGAATTGCCATTTTGTTTCTCCTTAATGGTGATTGTTAAATTTTACCCGCAATTATCTGTATGCTTGCGGATATTGTTTTCTGTATATTTCACTTAAATAACTGTTATAGCAATGGTCTTTGTCAAACCATAAAATAGTATCAATTAATTTCATTCGCCAATCTTGCATACGATAAGCGTAAGCTGAAAGTGTTTCATCGGCATATCCAGAACCAAAAATGCAATTTAAGCATTGGTCAAATGAAATTAGCAATTGATAAAACCTACTTACCATGAAATATTTGCTATTCCTTCAATCGTCGCACCGTTTATAATATCTTCTAAATATTGACGTTTACCAACTAACTGTCCACAAATAGTAGCGAACATATCGGCTTTAGCAATAATCGCATTCGCAAGGTTTGTTTTAGTCACGCTTTTAACAATCACATACCCGTCTAACAATGGTGTTTCAGCGTTGTTGTCGGCTAGGTATGCGCGAGCTTCTGATTCTTGTTTTGACCATGTAAGTATTTCATCTTGCGGATAACCAGATTTTAATTGGTTCATTGATTGCTCGAAAGCATAGTTAATCTCAGCAATCTTTTGTGCTTTCAATTCAGTTAGTGTTAATGGTACTGGTTCAATTATTTCAGGTTCTGTTACAGCGATTCCAGCTAATGCTAGTTTACTTTTTGACCAAGTTTTTACTTCGGTCATTGAGTACCAAATGTCGTCAATGACAATACCTTCTGTATTTGTAATGTTTTCGTTGTTTAATGTATATGTTTTCATTTATTCACCTAATATTTATTGTCGTGAAAGTATCTCATTTTATAATCCGTAGTAAGCCATTTGTTCTGACGCAATAGCCGAAGCGTTAGCATCTTCGTCAGAAGTGAATAAAATCAATTCTGAAAACGCACCTTTGAGGGCTTGACTGCTAAATGCGCCAGAGTTACCTATAGCGGTTGTGCTTGCTGTGTAATTAGTTGCTGTAGTGTTAGACGCTAGATTAGTATTATTTAAATTAATTTTGTTTTTTGCTGGTGCTGTAATAAATGTAATTTGTTTAAACCCTCCAGCAAATACAGGAGTTAGTAAGTAGTTCACTGCGCTTGCCCTATCTATTTGCGCCCTAGCGTTTCCACTTCCTTGAGGTGTCATAGCAAATGACGCGCCACCACCACCGACGCCTACAAGCGCGCTACCGCCATCCGCCGTGTCTGTATTAATATTTAAAACCGCGAAGCATGAATACGCTGTAGTAGATGGAATCGCCGTATTTAGCAAAAACACATCTTCGTTACCATCCATAATAGTTGTAGTTAAAGCGTTTGCTAGTTGCAATACGCCACCAACGACAATTCTCGATTGAAATGCAGCAGTGTTTGCTGTGTTTACATGATTAGCAGTCGGGCTTTGGTCATACCATGTGACAATAAAACCATCATTTGCACCGACAAAGCTGAGCAGTGAGGCTGTGTCTAGCACGTCACCAACAAAGCCAATGTTTTGAGTTGTGTTATCGCTTGAGCGTCTGACTTGAATGCAATTACCAGAATATGCGCTTCTTAGTTTTCTAAAAGAGAATGCGAGAACTGAGTTTGTGTAAGTGTCTAGTAAATAACCACCGCCACCACTCGCAACCGCCTGCCCAAACGCTGGAAAATGACTAGCAGGTAAAATCATGCTATATCCAATGCGGCAGTAACTAAGTATTTACCATTTGACATACGAGTAAATGTTAGTAAATCTTTTTTATTCGCACCAGTAGAAAGTACAGGAAAAGCTGTTCCTGCTTTTTCAAAAACAGCAGTATTGTAAGACGCAACTCTACCGCCTGTCGCATCTTGTGTTAATTGACGTGTAAAGACTTGGGCATTACCAGCCCCTGTTACGCTATTTAAAGTAAAACTATTTGTTAAAGCAATTGTAGCGAATGGTTTAGTAGCATCTAGTGCTTGAGTAGCGTTAAATGTCTCTGTAGTCCATGTGCCGTCTGTTTGACCGAAGGTGTTTTTACCTGTGAATGTGTTGTTTAATGCTAACCCAGCTCTCGTTGCAACATCAGCAATAGTCGCTGTGATTTGTGCTTGTAATTTACCAGCAGCAACTAAAATTGTATCTGCTGCCGTAATGGCTGAATTTGTGGCTGTGCTTAACCCCGCTAAAGCGGTTGCAAGAACACGCGCTGTTGTATGATAAAGGTTTGTAGCTTCTACTACCGCTGTAGTATTAAGCGTTTGGAATGTTTTATCGCCGCGATAATATTGTGCTGTAGTGCCAGCCGTAATTGTATTTTCTTTTGCATTTAATGCCGCTTGTTGTGCTGTAGATATTGGTAACTCACTTAACACAACATCATTTAAGTTTACCCCGTCTCGCGACACAATCATTTTATCCGTACCAAGCAACGGTAACGTAGCGTCTGTTAATTGTCCTATATTTTTATCAGCCATTTTCTTACCCTATTGTCAATAAATCGCCTGTACCAGCGAGTAATCTATCTGTTCCACTTAGCAAGTACCCACCAACTGATATTGCACCATCAACCAATTGTGTAACGTCTAACGCTACAGTAATCATTCTCATGCTATTAACAGTACCTATTGATCGCTTAAATGATTTTATTTTTGCACTAAAATATTCAATAGCACCGTCTTGGTACGTAATTCTAAAAGAGTAATCAACATAAGTTTCCACGCCGTCTTTCAAAACAATCGCGCCTAAATCAGACGGGTCATACGCTATTTCTAAATTCTTTAAACCGTAATCAAAACTACTTTTAAATTTACGTGTCGCTCTATTGTCAATACTATTAAAAGTGACTATCGTATATTCAACACCATGCTCACCTGCGTCGCCAATATTGCCGATATTCTCATACGTTAAGGCGGAATATCCAGCACTTGTGAAACTAGCTGGCTGTGTTGCTGTAACACCTATTGTTGTCCCTGCAATTGTAATAATCATTTATGCCACCAACAATAAATCGCCAGTTCCTGCGAGCAATCTGTCAACTCCACTTAATAAGTAATATGTTTCAACTACCCCCGCTTCGTTATGCACTAATCTAAAATCAATCGTAGTGTAATAAACACGTAATTCGTCGTCTCTAAAATCAGCACCTACACCATCTGCGATCACGCTATCAGTGTAAATGCCATTAAACACGCCTTGTCTATGATTACACGCAAACTTTACTAACTGTCTAATTTCTTGTGTAACTTTATAGTCTTTTGTTGCTATTGTTATTTGTACACGACTGCGTAACTTAATTGTTGTCATTGCTTGAGACGTAATCTCATTTTCGCTAATAAGCGAGTAAGTCAAAGCAGGTAAACTTGCGTTTTGTGGGATTGAGCCAAAAAACATACGTGAAGCAGGAATAACAGCCAATAAGTCTGAATTTGTGCTAAGTAAATTGTAGATAATTTTATTAGCACTCATTTTTTAAACTGCTCACTTAATCTTTCACGTATTTTACCCGCAACTGCTTGTGTTGCCTCGTCTGACTTGTTATCAAATGCAGGGCGAACAAACGGTTTAGCAATCGCACCTGTATGTAATACTTGCATCGTATTAACCCACATTCCGTTATATTTGAACTTCAATCCTTTAGGTGTTTTAGCATTGATAACGTGAGCGTTCGTGCCATACTCAACCATGTGGGCATAAAATGCTTTACTGCCTTGTCCACCAACCTTTGCGTATGATTCCACTGCACCTTTTGTAATGCGAGAACTAACGCGAATAGACTTTTTAAGTGTACCTGTATCTTTAGGTGCATTTACTTTCATATCATCAGCGTAAACTCTTGCCCCTGCATTTAACGCAGTACGCATGACATTTTTCTGCAATTTAATAGGCAGTTCTTTAAGCATCATTGCGATTGCTTCTGCGCCTTCTATGTGTATGCGTTTCATACTGAATATGTCTCGCCGATAAACTCCATTGCTTCGCGCCGACCTAACTCTACAGGCGCACTAATAAATTCAATCACACGGTCATTTTGCGTTTTAACCACAATGCGATAATGGGCTTTTATGTTTGCGTCATATCGCATAACCACTTTGCAAGGTTGTTGCAATGAGCGCATTACTTCTGTGATACGTTCTTGGTTACGTGTCGATATATCGCTAATATCCGCCCATGCGTAACCGTAATCAGTCCATGTGATAATCTCTGCGCCATAATCAGGATCAGTGCTACCCAGTGGGTATTGCACCAAAACATAATCATCCATTGCACCTACTCTCAAAATCCTAACTCCACACGGTAAGGTTGTAGCAGTTCTTTAACGCCCATTGGCAAACTATTGAATGACAAGCGAGCAGAACTCATTTGATCTTCTTGTCGATTCTCGTAATAGTTAGTGATAATGAGTTTAATCGCGTGCAATATTGGTGATTCTGGTGCAACAACACCTGCCGTCAATGTAATTTTAACGGCGTTAGGCTCATCAAAAACATCAGGGTATGTATTACCATTGGTCAAGTAAATTAAATTGCTTGCGCCATACGTGTCTAGCGTATATTTTGTATTTGATAACGTTTGTTCAATGCCACTTGCATCTTTATAGACAATACTTGTGATTGCTGTGACAGGTGATACTGGCAAGCGTATGTCGCCTAATGGAAAGTCATCCATTACCACTTCATACGTGCCTTGATACAATTCAACACCTGTATATTGCTCGCACCAAGTGGTTGCGGTATCAATCAGCGTTTGAATATATGCGTCGTCAGGATGTGCAAGCGGATCGCCAAATGGAATAATCCTTAATTGGCTACGCGCTTGCGCTAAAGTAATTGGTGCTGAACTTTTACTTGTTCTTTTTAGCTTCATGTACTGGCTCTTTATAAAATTCAGCAATACCTTTGATTACCCATGCTTCTGCAACGATTTGGTGAACGTCAACAACTTCACCTTTACCAATCAATCCTAAAGAGCTATCTTGCTGGTCTTGCAGTAACTTTACTTTCATTTTTTACCGCCTTTATATTCGTTTTTAACAACTTT